TTTCCCCAAATCCCAATCCAACATAAAATCCATTGGATTCGTACTCTTCGTTCCTTTCTTACCATGAACACTAATTGTTAAATTGGTAAGAAGTGAACTTAAATAAGCTAACCTAAAATCATCCCTCCACTTTCCTATCGGGTCTATCCTATCGTATGCCTCCCACTCACTTAGCTGTTTTGATGTCAAAACCTCTAGTAAGTAGTCCGGATGTTCTACTCCGATTTCTCTGCAGAGTCTGAACTGGAATTGTCGGCTGGGCCGACTTCGGAGTTTTTTATTATTGCCTCCTTATCCTCTTCAGTAATTGCATTTAACGCTTGTGCCGCATTGACAATTTTCTCCAATTTTGCAGCACTCATGCTATTGCTTAATAGAGGAAAATCCCCTGCAGCAAGTAGTAACTTACCTTCCTCATCACATACCGTTACTACACATAATTTTGCCCTAAAATTCTCGGTAACACTTTCAAATCCTGTTACAAGTCCTTTATTGTCTTTTACCTGTCTGAGAAGTGACTGTTCAAAACGATCTCTTTCTCCTCCGGTCATTTGCTTCACAAAAACAAAATTGTCTTTATCTAAATCTACTTTGACAACTTCAAGTTTTTCTTTTGTTAATAATTCTTTTCTGTTTAATAATCCCATGATTAGTGATTTTAATTGTTTGTTAATAAATAAAAAATAAAAATACCCTGATTAGGTAAAAATATGTCTACATTCCTAATCCAGCACTTTCGCCTGAATCAGTTTCGACTGGCCCGGTTATCTCAATAGTAACATTCATTGTGATGCGATCATCTGGACTAATATCCAAAGGTAGTTCATTAACCCAACCTTCAAATTCTACTGATGTATTATCGTCATCTGGCATATGAATTCTGTAATTACCAAGAGTGGAACTTTCAAAATCATCTTTAAAATCATCATACCCTGAACGGGTAAAATTCATGTTTAAAACGACTGTTCCCCCATCTCTGAGACCTCCTATTTTCTCACGATAACCGTCAGTGGAATCCAAGGATGTACAATCAATTGTCTCCCTTGACATTCCAGGTCCTGCTATCGTATTCACTTCAGCAATGTTATGCCATGCTGCGGCAGACCATCGTTGAAATTTTGTACCTATTCCAGATACAGCATTAGTACTCATACATGCCTCCTTCTTTTTTTATGCAGATCTTCTCTGCACATTAAAATTAATAATAAAGCGAGCATTACCGTTTTCATCCCAATCTAAGTGGGCGGGACCACTAGAACAGTAGATAACAGTATATAAAGTATCATTCCATGTCTCTTGTGCCCGGCCATGTAATGATGTCTTTATCAATTCAATTAAATTCCAACCAGTTACATAACTGGCATTTCGAACCCTTATTTGTACAGACGGACGCTCATAACCTTGATTTGTTAATCCAAGATCAGGTGCATGTCCGGAAGTATCAAATATTGTAACGCAATTCCTTGGGGTTTTTTCCTCTTTACCTATAAACAAATTAGTTTTAAAGGTTACATCAACGGTAGCATCTGCTACTAACATGTCTTTTATATCTACACTGCTTGCGTTCATCTTTATCCTTTTATTTGTGCATTAACTGCAATTGCTTGTAATATCTTTTTACTGTTTCTTTTTAAAGAATACTCAAACCATTTGGGACCGGCACCGACACGTGGTCTATACCATCTTTTCTTTCCGGGTCCTGGTCCATATCTCCAACGAGGCTTTAAATTCATATCAAGAAGTTCGTGAACAGCCGTCGCATAATTAGCACTATATCCAAGCATTAACATTATATTCCCTCCTGTAGACTGGGCTTTCACCATCCCTTGTATTTCACTAATTGTCGAAGAATGATCTGACGACATTTTACTAGCTACTTCACTTTTAAATTTTGGATTCCTACCAACCCTAACACTTCTAGCAGTAACAGTAAAAAAAGATGCTTTTAAATTACCGTAATCTACCGGAGTCTTTGGAGAAGTTTTTTCCATATCTTTTCTTACTATAGCAGCTCCTAAAATCAGTCCCTTCAAACTTCTTCCTTTTATAAGTAATATTTCTTTATTAAGATTAGCCATGACCTCACGACCTCCCCTTAATGTATTTATGTTTGCCATCCTGTTAAATATGCTTTACGAACAAATTCTGTTGTAGACCTAATAGCAGGTACCTTTGTAAACTTCTTTATAATACAAAGTCCTGTATCTATTTGATAAGGATCATACCACTCACTACTGCTATCACCTTCACTAGCATTATAAAGATCCTCTAAATCAGACAATGTTCCTAAATATAATACACCATTCATGTCTACATCTTCCAATACATGTACGATTGCTTTAGAAACAAGTTGAGATCCATCATCGGATTGAAACATCTGTTGTTCCTCAACCCAACGACAATATATCTCTTCAGGATCACTAAAAGTATATCCTCCATACCCATCAGCTACCGGACTAGCCCAATATACTGCTGTCTGTTTACATATTCGCGTTATAAAGGTTTCTATTCCCATTAGTCAAAACTTGTTATAGCTTTCATGCTAGCTAATTTTTTACCTACATTTGCCATCTTTCCTGACGTATCTATTACCTTTACCATCTGTCCGTATGAAGTGGATTCTAAATCCTTACTCCAATAACCGGTATATTTTACAGATGCTCCGTCTACCTGTTCTTCACTGGTTTGTCTGTGAAGTGTACTGGCTATTAAATGTGCCGTAAGCCATGTTTCAATATCTCGTAATTGGACAGCAGTCATGGATGAATCTGAACTAAACACAGAATCTAATAATCTACTAGCTGTCCCAATAAAGGTATCTACCACTATACTGGACACCGTGCATCCGTCCAATATCTGTAATACCTCTGATGCTGTTGTTCTTGCTGCCATTTTTTATACCCTTTCTTTAAATTTATATTATTCACCGGCTCCCGGTTCTGTTTTACTTGGCATGTTTTTTAATTGATTAAAATCACCTATTGCCAAACCATGATTCCATGTTGTCATAGCGGCAACACCACTTGCACCATCATAACCAGAATAATACATAAATAACTCATCATCTGGATATGTGTCTCTTTGTATTGTCTTAGTTAGAACTGTTGGAGTATCCAAGTAAAGATTATCCCACGATCCTAACCCTCCCCCAACAGTAATATATCCAAGATATTTTCTGCTTGCTGGTAAAAATCTAGGATCAGTGTCTTTATATAATTCTATCCTATGATTAATAGCACCTACGTCATAGCTGCCATTTGGGGTATATGGTACAAATAAATAATAATACCCATTATATTTTATAACATCAACACAATATCTGCCATTTGTAAACATAGGACTATTAGCATCTTCTGTCCAATTAATTAAATCAGTTGATGTGACTAGGCCTGTTTCTCTTGGATCTTCACCAACATCATTTACCCATAGATAATAAGTTGCACCTATTTTAATTACGCCCCAAGGATCAATACTTCCTGTTGCCCATGCTCCTAAATCAGCATTTGTTATAACAGGATTAGTTGCCTCTTTTGTCCACGTTATCCCATCCGCAGAAGTTGCCAACCCTATTGATTTGTCTCCCCCCCATTCATTTGATCTATATAACATATACCAAGAACTATCCTCTTTCCATGCACTTGCCACATCAAGAGTCCCTGCATCTGGAGTTAATATGGGATTATTAACCGTATCAGGAGTCCATATAAGTCTATCAGACGAGGCAGCCCTTAATACATTAGTTCCATCAGAATAATAAAGCAAATAATCATTAGCTGCGATATAAATAACACTTCCAAAAAACCCTCCACTTATCATTGGATTATATGCATTTTTAGGAAATAAAAAATTATTTGCCTGTGTTGGAAGTAGATAACTTATAAACAATGAAGGACGCCTTGCTGCTGACACTGTATAGTCTGATGACATAAAAGCATGAGCATCTTCACTTTCTGTTTCTGCCTTTATAAGCCATCCATAGCCCAAATCAAGATCAGCCTTAGAGGTGGGTGTTAGGGTAAATTCCACTGCCGTTAATACAGTAGGTGAGATTTTTTGATATGAAACACCTATGGAAGTTTGCTCGCAATCATCAGCTCCAAAAGCTCCTACTGTTTGCCAAGCATTACTGCCATCATAAGTATTCCATGTAGCACCATCACCCGTTACTGTATCTGTTCCTGTTCCCTCAGTCCATTCTTTTTTCATTCTGTAAACCTTAAACTCCCTTGCTGTGTCGGCATAATTAGCTGTTACATGAAAATTTAACTTACAAGATGTTATAATAGCATTATCGGGAAGTGAAGATAAATCAAACTGAATTAATCCTCTAAATATAATAGCACCTACATTTATCTCGCCTGCTGCAATAGATACATTAGCACCTCTGTTTTTTGTTGGTGCAGAATTATATATAGTAGTATCTTTTCCTAAAAGAGCGTTAGGCTGAATCTCTATATATGTCAGATATGTTGCATAGGCTGAATCAGTAGTGTCTGAATCCACATTTGAATAAGATGAATATGTATAACTACCCCGATAAGCACGAACACGATAATAATAAAGAGTACTTGCGGTTAATCCTGTATCTTCATAAGCAACAACATTAGCAGCCACCGTATCAATCTCAACATAAGTAATACCATCCAAAGAACGTTCAATAGAAAATCCATCCTCATTGGTAGCATTATCTGTCCATGCAAGATCAATTTCACTGCTTGAAGTAATAGTTAATGCTAAACCAGAAGGTGCAGCTGGAAAAGCATAGCCCCCTTGAGTCATAGCACCAGTAACCCCTTTCTGTGTCATACTTCCGGAGACTCCTAACTGCGTAATATTTCCTGATACTCTTGCCATTTATGAAGGATTATTATTTTTTGCTGTTGTTATTACTAAAGGCCCCCAAGTAGATGTATATACATGATTATTGCTATCAAATACAATAGATTCATAGTAGTGACTCGCTACCGCCAACGCTTTAGAAGCAACTTTTGTTAATTGATAAGTGATAGTCAGAGTACTTATTGAACCAGTAAGAGTAAGAAGTAAAGTCCCTGCTATATTATAAACATACATCTTAGCTGTATACCCTGACAAAGAAGTAAGTCCACTTACCACATCTGTAAAGGTATCAGAATTTCCCTGTCTAACTGTTAATATTTTTTCAGCCATTATTTATGTCCTTTCTTTTTTGGTTTTTGCCTCCCCATAATAAAGGATTAATGAAATTGAAAGCCTCTTCGTTCCAATCTAAACCTAGCCAATTACAAACTTCATATATCTGCTCGTAATCTCCTTTTACCATTCGCTCAGGCCATATTTGTTTACAATTTAATCCTTCTTGTATCATATTAACAAATCTATTCTCATATTGATGCACCATCCAAAGCCATCCTTCTCTTTCATCTTTAGCACCAACAGCTTTACGAGTTCTTTCCCCCTCAAATCTATGCATATACTTCGTTTCAATACAAGAATGAAGAATATCGCCTGTACGTCTACGAACAATTACCCATTTAGCATTTTTATAGGCTTTATTCCAAATCTCCCAAGTCAATGCTAATCTGGAATCCTTGTACATCCAAGAACCGCCTTTGTGCCCCTCTTCAACTATTATTTGATCTATCTTATCCTTCCAACCTAATGGTATGGTTACATCACTTGGTAAAGGGTAGTAGCCTTCTCTATCACACCCCATTCCTTCTAAATAAGGCTTAACCATTTCTTCCCGAACCCTATCATTACAGTATCTTCCTCTTTTTGACATATCCCCAGCAAATGCTCCACACACATTAATAGCTGCAGCAATCATAGAAGCCCCGCTTCGAGGAATACCTGTAATTAATATGGGAGCCTGATTTATCATGCTATATATTTTTTATTAACCAATTCCTTTTCTTTTCTAATCTCTGTCTTTGTAATTGTTTTTATTTTCTGAGCAGAATGTCTTCTATAAACTGCTAAAAACGAATCACAATACCCTATCTTTAATCCAGCTTTTAAACAACGTAGGTTAAATTCATATTCCTCCTGATTATTTAAAGTCTCATCAAAAGTCCCTACCTTCTCAAAGACTTCCCTGCGATACATCAAAGTAGGGCAATGAATAACGTTACGTGCCAATAGATCCTCCACAGTAGGGTGTGTTACCTTCGGTTTGTAGTGGCGTAGCCTCTCAGTGCCTTGAAATAGCTCTACAGCGTTTCCATGTATAAAGTCCACATTCTGCTCTTCTATTGCTTTTACAGAATCTTCTATGCAATTTGGAAGTAACATATCGTCCTCATGAAGGAATTTAATATAATCCCCTTCTGCCTGACCCAATACTTTATTAAAGTTAGCTGGCCAGTTACCTTCTCCCTGACTCACTATTAATTGAACATCTGCAGGAATACTATCAATCGCATCCCGTAACCAACCGCGATCTTTTTTATAAGGGATAATAACAGTAACTTTCTTTTTAAGAACCTCCTCGTATTCAGTATTTACATAGTCCTGTACCCAAGCCAAACTCATAGATGCTTCCACTATATCAAATATTCTGGGCTTTCCATGGAAACAAACTAATGTGGCATCTGCTGGAAGCTCATCTAATAAAACATTGTTTCTGGGTTTAAAATCATATATAGTAGTGGTTAATTGTTGCCAGTACAAATCAGGAGCGACATGCTTGCGTAAAAAGTGGTCCATTCTAAATCCAATTGCTTCTCCCTTCCACTCTTTCCATACTTTTTTAGTCTTTTCACAATCAGCAGGAAACCAAACTAGTGGTGTTGCTAACTTTCTTTTATTCCAAAAGTCTTCTAATGTAATGAACCTAGAAGGATCAGTTATTAAAGCAAATATATTTTCTAAAGACTGAATCACTGCTGTATCTAAATCCACGTATAAAAATGGTTTATATTGTTCCATTTGTGGAGAATAAAGAATCATTCTCGACCAGGTCCCCGGCCAAGTGTTTGTAAGAGGTAAAAGTTCAATACTACCTAAATCACAAGGCTCGGTTATTTGATCCCAAAGACAAATGATACGTGGACGAGTTATAGCTTTCCATTTACCATTGATGTGCTTTGCAATTAATTCCACATCACGAAAACCAAAACCTTTTCCGTTTTTTAATACTAATACTATTGTAGGTCGTTCATTCATTTTCTAATATTATTATAATTTTCAATAAACCACTTATATGTTATATCTAAACCTTCTTCCAAAGAGGTTTTTGCTTCCCACCCTAAATTGTTTATTTTACTAACATCAAGTAGTTTTTGTGGAGTGCCATTAGGGTAAAACTTATTCCATACTATATCTCCTTCAAATCCTACGATGTCTTTAACTATATGTGCAAGTTTTTTAATAGTCACGTCACCTCCTGTACCAATATTAACGTGCTGTTCATCGTTATAATTATTCATTAAGAATATTAAAGCCTCAGCTAAATCATCTACAAATAAGAACTCTCTTTTTGGGGAACCTGTACCCCATAATTCCACTTTTGAAAAGTTGTTTATTTTCGCCACGTGGAACTTTCTCAATAAAGACGGTAATACATGTCCATTTTGAAGGTCAAAGTTATCATTAATTCCATAAAGATTTGTAGGCATAGCAGATATAAAATTATCATTATATTGTTTACGGTACATACGACATTGTGTTAATCCGGCAATCTTAGCGACTGCATACCCAATATTTGTTTCCTCCAGTGCTGATGTTAATAGATATTCTTCTTTAATAGGCTGTGAACAAAGTTTCGGATATATACATGAACTTCCAAGAAACATTAATTTTTTAACCTTAAAATAATGTGAAGTAGTAATTATATTGTTTTGTATGATTAGATTTTCAGTTATAAATTCTGCACTCTTTGTGTTGTTTGCATTTATCCCCCCTACCTTTGCTGCACAATTAATTACATATTCTGGTTTGTTATCATCAAAATAATAAACTACTTGATTCTGATATAATAAATCATATTCAGTTTTATCTGCTGTTAAGATATTAGTATATCCTTGCCTAGTAAGTTCTCTGGCTACTGCTGAACCTACCAAACCTTTATGACCGGTTACGAATATTTTACTGTCTTTATTCATTTTCAATCATTTTAACTATTATAAAATTTGAAGCATCTTCAAATGTCTTAAATACTGGAATGTTGTGTTCTTTTGCTGTTTGTTTTACTGCATAATAACCCTGTGTTGGATGATCAAAAATTAACTCTTCCGTCCAAGCATTTCCGGGGTCTTGTTTTTTTCTTTTAGCAATTTGTTTTCGTAATTGAGCTTCCCTAATCAAAACAATAGCATAAATATATTTTTCCTGATCAAGAATACAATTTCCTCCTAAATTACAAAGATAAGATGGTAAAAGTTGTTCATCAAAAAGACGGAGTATCTTATATTCATTTTCATATGAATTTATAAAAGTACTCTTCCCCGAACATGGAGGCGCTATTATGTAAGATTTATTAATCATTTTCTTTCATACGTGCTTCAATCATTTCTTCCAGTAAAGATTCAAATGTATATGTAGGTTCCCACCCTAATATTGTTCTTGCTTTAGTTGCATCCCCTTTTAAATAAGGAACTTCTTCCGGACGCATAAATTGAGGATTCTGGACAACGTAATCTTCATAATTTAATTTGAAATGAGCAAATACAAATTTACACAGCTCCCTCACAGAATAAGCTTTTCCTGAAGCTATTACAAACTCCATTGGTTTTACATGATTTACTATTAACCACATTGCCCTAACGTAATCTTTAGAGTGCCCCCAATCCCTAAATGAATCAAGATTCCCTAATTCCAATTTATCTTGTTGCCCACGATGAATAGCAACAACACCTTTAATTATTTTTCGAGTTACAAAATCAACACTTCTTCTTGGGGACTCGTGGTTAAATAAAATTCCATTAGCTGTATACATGCCATAGGCTCTACGATAATGCATTATTAAATTATGTGCCATTACTTTACCTACACCATACGGAGATATTGGAGATATTGTAGTTGTTTCTCTTTGAAATCCATCAGCATCCACAGAAGCACCAAATATCTCACTACTGGATGCATTATATATGTGAGCTTTGGGACATATCCGTCTACATGCATTGAGTAAACGCAAAGTGCCTGTTCCATTCACATCTATTGTATATTCAGGGATATCAAAACTAACTCTTACCTGTGATTGAGCCGCCAGGTGAAACACGTAGTCGGGTTGTGCCTCTTCCAGCGCCTTTTCCAACGAATAGGCATCTAACATATTCCCGTAATACAAATGAAGCTTGCCCCCTAAATGAACTAGTCTTTTTGATTGGTTAGCTTCTACAGAATTCCTTCTGATAAGACCATGCACCTCATGTCCAAGTTCAAGCATATATTCAGCTAAATATGACCCGTCTTGCCCATTGATTCCCGTTATAAAAATTCTTTTACTCATAATAACTATTATTTACTTTAATAATTGGTTCATTCTTTATTTGTTCCATTAAAGCCTCATTTAACTTATATAATATAAGGTGTTCTGGATTTTCAAGAGTAAATACCTTTGGGTGCCACTGATGCACCACCGAAATCTTATCACTAATTATTTTATTTAATCCTAACCGATCAATCCGATAAAGAATCTCATTGTCTTCAAACGCAATCCCTTTTGCAAATCTTTCATCAAACCCACCAAGCTTATCTATATTATTCTTTGTGAGGGCAGCACAAAAATGATAGTGGGTTGGATTATATTTTGAATGATTATACCATCCATTATAATTGGCATTACATCGTTGTGGTAAAGCATTAAAAAAAACTTTCTTGTCAATCCCCTCCGATAAAAATACTTTCCCTAACTTCTCATTAATTGCATAAGTAGACATTGAAACATAATTAGAATCATCGACTGTATTAACCACATGACTTAACACATCATGTATGTGGCAACACTCTGGATTCTGCAACATAATGATGTCCCCAGATGCTTTAACAATACCCGCATTATAAGGCATGCAAGAATTATTATACCATTTATCTTCTTTCTCTACTCTAACCACTTTTAAAAATGAAAATTCTGACTGTAAATCTTCCACTCGTTCCTCTTCGTCACTTGCATCATCTACAACAATAACCTCAAAATCTTTATAAGCTGATTTAGCTATTGACCTTAATGTTTCAAGGAACAATCTTTTTCTGTTATAATACGCTGTTACAACTGATATCATAATTCTCTATTTTTAAATTGGTACATACCAACAAAGCTCACCTGCATATTTTCTATCATGCTTATCACCAAACATTTCGTCCACTACTTGCTTAACACCTATAAAAGCAGGATAATCATGTCCAGCAAGCACCCCACCTGACTTTACCTTTGGAAGCCATGCTATTATATCCTTCTTTACACTTTCATAAACATGATCCGCATCTATAAATACAAAGTCCAACGACTTATCCTCAAACATATCAGCAGTAACCCAGCTTTGCCCTATTATTAAATCAAACTTATCTTGAACAGGCTTCATATTATTGTGAAATGTAGATTCATTCGCACCAAATATGGGGGCAAATGAGTCCACGGCAGTCACTTTTATGTCTTTTTTTGCATTTATTATCTCTACAATTAAATAAGCAAGTGAACAACCTTCATAACTACCAACCTCAACAAAGTGACTCCCCGAAGGAAATTTATTTACCATATCCGCATATAAGTGAGGATATGAAAACCAACCTGTAATTCCTGTATAAAAATGTTCCATATCTTTTTATTTATAACTTTTAACTTCATCTAAAATTTCAGACCCGCCTTTTTTAATAGCAATGTTTAACTTTTTATCTATTGCAGATTTCAAACAACTTCTTTGGGTTGCCAAGCGTATATTATCCCCACTTAATTTAACAATCAAATCTATATCCTTTTTAGATTTATTCTCTATCTTATCAAGTTCAGCAGTTTTATCTAAAAGATTAAAAAGCTTAATATTGATGATAGACAACCTGTCAACCAACTCCCCAAATGTCACTAATTCTAAATCACTTACCATTGTTTTATAAATTTAGTTGTTACTTCAATAACTTTATCTATATCTTCTTCATTCAATATTTGAGACACACCTAACATCAAAAAAGTATCTAAAATTAAATCCGCGTTTTTATGGTTACCTATTACCCCCCAATAATATTTCTTATTTGCATATGCAGGATGCTTCATTAAATTCCCGCCAAACAACATTCTACACTCAATTTTATTCCTTGTATAATGATCCATTAAATGCTTCCTAGTAAATGGAGCGTCTTTATTTATTAAAAATGGAAAAGAAAATGGGGACACGTCATCGTCAATTTCCCACGTCTTAACATAAGGAATACTTTTAAAGTAATTAAATAATTTTCTATAATTATCTTTTCTAATTTTGGTAAAGGTATTTAATTTTTTTAACTGTTCATATAAAATAGCAGACTGTAACTCAAGCGGTTTTAAATTATACCCCAACCACTCAAACTGATAATTAACCATATAATCCTTTGGTAAGTTAGAATTTTTTGTCAGTTTTTGTGTCGGGCAAAAAGCTTCCGGATTTTCAGAACGTATGCAGCATTTATCAGATGAACAATATTTCCCCCAGTTTCTTAAACCTCGCATAACCCCAAATAATTCATCGTCATTTGTTACTATTCCCCCACCCTCACCCATAGTAATATGGTGTGCAACATAAAAACTGGACGTACTGGCTTTTCCATAAGCTTGTATTGGACGAGACTTATACATTGTTCCGTATGCGTCACAGTTATCAAAAAATACTAAAACATTAGCCCTTCTGGAAATATCAAGTAATTCATTTATCTGAGATTTAAACCCTAATGTATTTGCAATAAATACCCCTTTGATTTCGGGGTCTGCTTTTAACGCATTTTCCAACGTCTCTGGCAATAAACTAAGTGTATCTAAATCAATATCCACAAACACAGGGACTAATCTAGTCTGTATTATTGGATTTACAGTTGTAGGGAATCCACATGACAGAGTTAATATTTTATCCCCATCTTTAAAATACAATTCCTTAGCTGCAGCCATTAATAATAAATTTGCAGAACTTCCGGAATTAGCCAACAACCCTTTATTTCTGTCAGATAATTCGGCTAGTAATTGTTCGGCTTTAATTGTGTATTTCCCACCTGACCACCAATTATTAAAAATAGCATCTAACATACCCTCATACTCTTCAACATCTAAACAGGGACCAGTATAACGTATTTTATTAATGTGGTGACTGTTATTTAATTTAACCCAGTCTCCCATTAATGCCTTAATTTTATATTCCAGTTCAAACTTATCCATTTTTATTTTTTAAAAATGCGTCTAATTCTGATACAATTTCATACTCCCGATCAATCAATACTTCACATTCCTTTGAATATGTTCTCCGAAGGGTATAGGTGATATTTGAAGAACAAGCTAATTTATTTTTAGCCATCCACTCCATCCACGTTTCAGTTAATTCAATAACCAATTCACTAAATTTCTTACCCTTTGTACTCATGATAGGTTCTAATTTTTTTTAAAATCACATTCTTCTCTTTTCCGGAAATAACATTTTTTACTTTTTCATCCAACCGGTCACAAATAATTGTCCTATTTTCATTAAGAGCCAATACTTTATTATATAGTTTAGTTCCTTCCTTGTCACTTAATTGTTCCGTATGTAGTCTCTCCCGTAACGTGAAGAGCTTTATATTTTCAATTACTAACTTATCTATCAAATCTCCGATACTTAGCATGATATATAGTTTTTAAAATCTGTTTTCCAATCAGTCAATGGACAGATGCTGTTCAATAAAGATACATCCATCAAAAATCTACCGTAATTATGAAATACCCTCCCCATCTTTTTAATTTTAGTGATGTGTTTGTTTGTCCCAAGCAATTCATTAATAAAAACACCAAATTCATAATGGGAGGTAATCCCTGAATTTGCCAGGTTACACACCCCACTTATGTGATTTCTATTCAACTCGTGCTTAACAATCTTTAACACCTGCTGTAAACTGGTTGGATTAAACAAAATAGAATCTAAAACCAAATCATCGTTTTTTAAAATGTGGTCTACCACTGTATCTTGCCCTTGTTTTTTATTCCCGAATAATTTACCCAACCGAAAGGTTACACCATACTCGATTATTTTTTCAGCATTTAAATTCTGACGCATATACGCATATTTAGCAGTCGTTTTAGAAGTCTCACTGCATAACCCTTTATCATCATAAACGTAATAACTTGAAAAATTAATAATTTTAGCGTCTGGGTAGTATTTAATAATATCTTTTACCGCCAACCAATTACTATAATTAGTTTCAAGTATATGACTTTCGCAATACTCAACACTCGGTCTACCAATACAATTAATAACATAGTCGTATCTATTTCCATTATCATACACATTTCTTTCAGATAAAATATCAACTGATAAGTACTGGTATAAAAAAGATCCTAAATAACCGCGATGTCCCAATAAAAGTATTTTCATTTGCATTTTTTTGTATAAATTGGATGTGGGTCTATTTCTGGCTTTAATCTTTTGGCCTGGGTTATATTTGTTGGTGGATGGTTTGGATGAGCCGTATCATTTTTCCATCCCGGCCAATCACTGCTCCACTTTGATTTAAAATAGATTTCATTTTCTAAAGTATTAAATGGTAATCTGTCAGGACATTCTGTTGTTCCCCTTTTTATTCCTTCATCAGCATCATCCCCTTGATGTATAAAAAGACCGGGAACTCCAAGATTTGTTAATTGTACGCCACTCTCCGACGCTTTTATCATATAGTCACAATCAAAATGGGCACCAATACCAAATTCTTCATCAAACCAACCCATCTTTGGTAACACCTTTTTATCAATTAAAAAAACTGCATGGTTCCCTATAAGAATATATTGAGACCCTGTTTGCTCCCGGTGCGATTTTAATTTTGTAAACCACTCACTAGAAGTAAAGATAACATCTGAACTACTGAATATTGCGTATCGGTTTTCTGTTAACATCATTCCTAAATTCCAAGCTTCAGATAAACTAGAACGATATGAACTTTCACATATTCGTATTTTTCTGTCAGTAATTGTATTGCAGTATTCTCGTAACTGTCTGATCGTATCCTCATTAGATGCAGCATCAACTAAACAAAACTCAACCTCTTTGGGAGTGAGCTTATCTGCAGTAAAAATTGATGTTTGTAATACATCAAATCTGTTTCGAAACGACCATATCAAAGTATATTTCTCTAACATACCTATTTATTAATTATATTCCAATCCAACAATAATATTGGCTGGTCTGTTGGTGCTGACCTGATATACAGGTGTAAATTTAAACTATTGTGTTTAATACCCATTTGATCTATAAACGACGCTAATCCAGTAGTATACATATGAACCTCTTTAGATTTCTCAACTAAATAAAGAGTATCTAAAATACTTATATCTTCTAACTCAACCAAATGGATAATTTTAATATTTGGGTTGATGTGCTTTCTATCAATTATAAAATCTCTCACAGGATCATCATGCAGAAAAATATACTCTTCATTATCTTTTAACCCTAATATATCATAATAAATTTCTTTCTCTTTTTTTATATCTCTTTTAAAATAAAAATTCTGCCACATTAATCCTAACGGAACCTTCATCTGCTGATAAAAAAACTTTGGGAATTGTATATTATCTTCCGGATTAAACCCTTCTCCCACATACACAACACCATCACAGAATTCTGGGGGGTTCTCTGTAATCTGCACCTTTTTTATACTGCTATATAATCTCCTGACATTATCAATATGCAACTTTGAACGATGTGGCTGAACAAATAAAGTCACAAGGTCCTGTTCTTTAGCTAATTCTTTAATCATCCCATAACATATGACATAATCTCCGAATCCGTAATGAGTATGTAATAATAATTCTTTCATTAGACTTCTCTTTTTATAGCAACTGAGTTCTCTCCCCAATCGCGCACATCATATCCTAAACCCTCTAATAATACCGCTGCAGCCTCTATTCCATTTATTCCATATAATTTAGCCTTCTCCCCATATCTAGTAAAACAAGCTTCTGAAAATTTCCAGTTCTCGTATTTAATAACATCAATATTAATCTTTTTAAAATCAATAGACTTTAAGATTTCTACGTCGTATCCTTCTGTGTCGATCTGCAAATAATGAACGTTTGTAATCCTATATTTTTTACATAAAGCATTAAACGTTGTGCTTTGTGTTTTAATTGAAGTGAATACGTCCCCCCAATCATCCATCGGTAACAAACTGTAATGTGCATCATCATATCTTACACCATTTATAGCTGTATTATTTTCTTGATTATTCTTAGGTATAACTATTGTTGATACTTTTTCATCTGTATTTGTTATAATCACATTTTCTATGTGCGTGTTACTCACCCCTGTGTAATTCTCAATAATCTCTGTATTTTTTAATGTATTGGGTTCAATTAAAAGCACCATAGTTGGGTCAGATTGTTTCACCAGCCGATTAAAGTCATCGTTCCCATTATTCGTCCCAATCTGGACCCAAATCTTATTTTTATTGCTTATCGACATCACTTAATATTTTATTGTTCCAGTAACTAAAATTAAGTTTATCTAAGTTCCATGTAGCATTGCTTATCCTCTTATACTCCTTATTTAAAAACCTACTTGTCACCTCCGACCAAGCATCTACAAAACAAATTGGCAGATCAGTATAGAATCGAAAGTTGGGATGCCTCTTCAGGATAGGAATAGATCCCACATAAAGACATTCCCACGTCCTATGAGTATCAGTTCCATTCCCCTCTGGGCAAATTGTAAATTTATGATTATATATGTCATCTATATAACCGGCAAAGTTTACTCCATTATGTCCTCTTACCGCAGTAACCCATGATTTTCCCTCAAATAACTCATAAGGCTCTTTCCTTTGTTTGACATTTGTTCCTATGCTGTGATTTATATAAAGAAGATTTTTATATGCTCTTGGTTCCTTTACTTTTTCAAGCATTTGTAATTTTTTAGATGGGTTCCCCTGCCATCTTTGATTCTCAACCCCAATAGGTATGGGTACTAATTTAGGATGAGCCATATTTACATTTGTAGAATACCATTTGATTACATTACCCGGTATGGGACAAGGCTCTACACTTTTCATTATGCTATTTCCCATGGTTGTAACTATACCTCGTTTTTCTACCCTGCAGTCACTATTATGGCTGATAATAATAAATTTTTGCTTAAAATGCTTTATAATATATAACAATTTTGCTACATACATAGTATGAGTGTATATCACATTAACATCCTTTAATTCATTCCAATCAACAGTACAAGCAGTCTTGTCATAATCATCTGCTTTCTTAATCTGCGGAGCATATATAAAATCTGCTACTTGTGGAAATAATTCACCTTGTATAAAATCCATATCTACCAATTTTTAATTTTCCGTTTAAGTTTATCCATAACAGAAGTACATTCGTTAATATTATTTGCAAACCAACTACCCCCTTCACCTCCACCATGCTGAAAATGAATATAATGGAGGCTATTTACTACTTTTAGTTTACCTCCACTCAACAACCATAAATAAGAGTAATATAAAGCATCATTAAAAGCTAAAGACTCGTCAATAACGACATGTTCTAAAACATCTATATATTTTTTCCTGTTACAAAAATAATTACCGGTATTCAATAAAGTTTGGAACAAAGCGTTATCTATATGTTTCACAGTTTCCTTTTTATCTATATAATGATTAAAAGGTCTCCAATCCCACATTTCACTTCCGTCCAATCTATATGTTAATCCTGGGCAATAGATGGTGTTGGCAAATTTATTTAATTTGCTAACTGCCTTAACATAAGTGTTATCTATTACATTATCAGAATCTAATAGTATCACCCAATCATTTCGGCACCTTTTTACCGCTTCATGCTTATTCCTCAATGGTTTCAGGTTTACCTGATTCCTGTGCAGCTGTATTTTCTCATTATCTAAATCATCAAGAAGAGTCCACAATTTCATAAATATATTAACATCAGAGTGATCGTCCACTATTATAATCTCATCTATTAAAGGATTATCTAAAACTTGGGTGAATGAACGTATTGTCATATCACTCCTATTAAAACTTGTTATTGCTAATGAAATTTTATTCCTCTTAAACCGGTATAAACATAAACCAACAGAATCAAACTCATCCGTATTGTAATCACTGTTTTTCTGTAGTCCGCTCAAAACCTCCACCTTTTCCCAACTCTCAGACTGCTCTATATAAGGTCTTATTGTCAATGCCTTGGTTGTTGTTTGCCTGTCAAAGCCCCTTTTTGTAAACTCCCAATCGTGCATACAAAAATAAGTGCCACTCTTAATATGTTTTTCCAATACTAGTAACTCATTCAATGCTTCATCAGGTTCATTAGAACCATCAAATAATATAAAATCAATATCAACGAGTTTCGTTATTAAAATGTCCTGTATTAGGATATGAGATTTTACTTTATAAAAATCAACAAATGGGTATTCTTTAAAAAACTCCTCAGATAAACCACTCTCCGGGTCACAGGTATATAAAATAGAAGGTATATTTAATTGTTTAATAGCTTCTGACATAGCATGTGTTGATCCGCCTCCACCGGTACCCACCTCTAATATATTCTTTGGCTTAGTGTCCAAGATCCAATTAAATAACTTATACCTTTCGTAAGGTAACAATTCCCCAGGCCAATTAGTATCTAAATCAATCATAACTCATATATTTATGTAAATTCTTAGAATGTATATGTAAATTATTTATCTTCACCTCGTTATGTTCATATTTAAAATACGGTATTTTTCTCCCTTTATCGTCTTCTTTCCAAATAACACTATACTCAGGATGTTCTATTAATACCTGCCCTATATAATGATCAGGTCCTTTTGCCCCTGGAATACCAGTAGATGCTCCCCCCACAAATTGCCCCCAGGATGCAGGGTCAAATATAGAATTAAATACATCATATAACTTTGCATATTCCCCAAAAGGTAATATTGGAAGATAACTCAAATACCCCTCTCCTTTTTCTACCTCATACATTTTCATTAAAGACATCTCGTGAACCATATCCGTTTTATACTTTGCTTTTAATTCCTCTAATGTATGAGCTTTTCGCAAGTCTATAAAAAACTGAGTCATTAAAGATAATGCATCTGAATTCTTAATGTATAAAAACCCCGTCATATTTCTGTCAGGTCCCCCCGGAGTTATTGCCAAATAAGAATACAACCTCTGAAACCTCTCATGATGTTCTTCTAATGGGCAATACAATAAAATATCATTTTCAAAATGATAAACATTTGTTAAGTTATATTTTTTCAAAAAATTCTCAATATACACCAAACGAGTTGTTGTAATAGTCCAAAAATGATCCGTTGGATTTGTGCATAAAGAAGCTAACTGTCCCACCTTATCAGAATAAAATAAATCCTTATCTACTGCAAGCACATTATATTTAAGAAAAATAGGGTTTCCTAATAAATGTGTATCTGTTAAGAAATAAACAGTAACAAAAGGATTAAAAATCCTAATCTGCTTAAATGCATATTTAAGATATACCGGTAATTCTTTACCACTATGAAATAAAACTATCCCGTCCATGAGTGCATTTTTATCATTGAATATTTAGAATCCCTATATTTATCAAGTTCTTTCTGAATCTCACTGTCAGTCCACTCCCTGTGCTTGTTTTTATTAATAAAAGTAAGATACTCGTACCCGTATAACTTTGGGTGATATTTTGTAACATAATTACCATATATCTCATACTGAGCCATCCCACTATTTTCCTGGGTTCTATTTAACTCCGCTGCAACCAACTGAAAGAAACCTTCATTAGTTAATCCTGTGGAAGCTACCAGCTCTTTAATAATAGGCCTTTTAAACAACATTATCTCATTGATAAACGAAAACGGATACTCTCTGCCAAAACCAAATAACTTCTCGGTCAATCTAAAATAAGGACCGTGGTTTTGATCTTCTCCTAATAAAAAGAGAGGTTTTCCTTTTCGGTACACATCAATCTTTTTGGTGTATATGTTATCCGAGTCAGACACTAAATAATCATCCCTTGTCACCTCTTGAAATAATTCGATAAACTGCTGCCTATACCAGCCTGTTCTGTTCTTTATCCCCCCCTTAAATACACTAAAATCAAAATCTATAACATCCTTATCCAAATGATACAAAACACCCTGTATCTTCAAATGTTTCGGAAATGGTACAGGGGAGATGCAATGAACATCTGCAAACCCTGATAAATATTTTACAATAGAATCGTAAGCAAACCTAAATTTGTTAAAATCCTTTTCTGCTAATGGAATTAATACATCATACATAATCTTCTATTTTTATCCAATGTTTAGGTATATTTTTGTCTCTATCTTCAGTTGGGATTCCCCCAATTACTAACCACCCCGGAGGACAAACTACTATTTTTTCAGGGGCATCATCTAAAATTGCAGCCAAATATCCGAATGTACTGTTTGCTAGAATATGAGAATCACATACCCGCATCAATTCAAAATCCAAATAATCTTCTAAATGAACAAATATAAATTTCCGTGAAAAATAATCTGTTTTAAAAACAGACTTACACCACGGTATATCGTCACTAAATACATACACAGTCACGTCCTTATCTATCTTTTCTAAAGCCTTAAAATAATAAGACAATGGAAGGGCCCCAAACCCTTTACGATTTACGTAATCCCCTCTCCTCACATGAAGAGATACAGAAGGATTTTTTATAATTTGTGCTCTCAGCCTCTCAAATTCTGGAGTATAGTATTTTTTCTGAACATAAAATTCATTCTGTAAGGTATCCAAAATCCCTTTAAAATAATCCAAGTATTGCCAATACCCTTTAAAATTACAGTCGCTTGTTCTTAAATATCTTATATCAAACCTATGCTTCTCTCTAATGGTATGCTGATGTAAAAAAAGGCAATGTTTTATGTCAGTATGAAATTTATCTAATCTATAAGGACGTGGTGGATTTTGCATCTTCCTATACCACCTTGTACTATACTTTACCTCTATGCCATTTTCCTGCTGAGTTCGCCCAAAAGCGTACTGAAACATTTGATTTCCTATCCCCCCACATAACTCTATTACATTCATATTAATTGATTTAATGAACATTTTGGAAACTGGGTAATTGCACTATCAGGATTTACATTTATTATTTCAAGTCCTAAATCCTTCGCATCCGCAGCAATATTTGGAAAACAACGTAAATGCTTCCTAAATGGTAATTTCTTTACTCTCTCCGGTTCAACAATAGGACCTCTGTTATACACATTATGCCAATGCTGCCTACTAGAGTTACCTAAATTCATATCAAAGCCTAAAAGAAATACTCTTGCTGCCCCTGTATGATAAGCTAAATTGATTGCAGCTCCTCCTATATTTTTATTCCAACTAATCTTAGCCGGGTCTCTGGAAATCCCTCTTGGGTGATTCTTATCCATAGGAATGTATTTAAGCCAATCTTGTTTAACATCATGTGGGAAACAGGTTACTTTTAATCTCGGAAATAGTGCCAACGATTCACAGTATCTGTTATAAAAATTCTTATCTCCATAAAGAACTATATCAACCCAATCACCAAGCGTATAAGCTACATTTCCACCAATGACATGTTTATCATGTAAAAATTCCATATATGGGGAGTATGTACTGGGTGGAGAGGACCCCTTCCAAACACTTTCAAAAACCTTCTCAGGAATTTCAAATTGTTTTATAATAGAAGAGCCTCCTCCGATAATCCAGACATCAGCCCCTTCCCACATTTTAGGAATTTGCCAACTCATTCTGATAAAGCTACAAGTAATTTCTCTGCTTTTTCTTTTGTAAGACCCACTGTGTTAAGGGGCTTTTCTACCTTCACTTTTTTGCCATCTTTTAAAACAGTAACATCAGAAACAACATCATAAAGATCCTTCCCCCCTTTGCGGGGCTTCATTTTAAAAGCACTTGTTTTATTTGCACTTGGTTTATCCACACGAGGAGTCACTTTAAAAGAAGGCTTTACTCCTGGTATTTGTTCTTGTTCTTTTTTTACCGGAGTAGGTGTTCCACCCACTTGTTTAAGAACATCCCGAAAACCTTGAGATACTTCTTTTTCTGTAGCTTCAAATTTCTCACCGGGCTTAATTATTCTGCGACCTAACCTAAAAGAACCTCCGCCGGTATTTTTCCATAAAACCACATCAGTATTTTTTAATTCTGGTTCTTTTACTACTTTTCTTATTGTACGTTCCATATTTAAAATATTAAAAATTAATAATAACTTGATTAGTTAAATATTATTTAATTAACTCAAATGCACAATTCCACTTCTGCCATTCATATCTGAACGTATCTGAGGAACCTGTATGGTAAGTACTTTGTATTTAGTTACCATATTGCCTTCTTCTGCCCACTGGACATTCTGTAATCCAAGACCACGTACCAAACGGACAACATCACTAGTCATCTGAACCAAAAGTACGTTATCTTCAGGAAGGTTATTAAGCACCTTAACCGACTCTATACCATTTATCTTGAGAATTCTCTCACGGATAGTGGTTCCCGGAGTTGTGGCATCGTAATCCTCGTCAATAGTTGTCTCATAATTAGACGGGATATATAACTGCCAAGGTCCGGTGAAATAATCGTCAAGACTTGCCTGCTTCAATGACAGAACCTGAGTAACGATAGTTGAACCTACATTAGCTGCAATATCATCCCAATTAGTTCCAATAGCAACCAAATTCCTATCAGGATGGTTGATATAACTGTAGATAGTATTTCTTGATCTACTATCAACAGCACCAAAGCTATAAGTGGTGTTTGTTGTTAACATGTCTTCCAACTTCACTAATACCTTCCTAGCGGCTCTTTCAGCGGAAGTAGTATCCAAAGGATTACCCATATTCCGAGAAGCTGCTAATACCCTTGCATTAATTTCATAATCAACATGGATAATAGGTATTGGTAAATAATTGTGTTGGAAAGTAACCCTATCTCCTTTACCGCGAGACAAAGCATCCATAGTAAGTTCAGCCTCCATGGCGTCACTCACATCATGCCATTCGAGAACAGTTGTTCCCATAGCATTCCCAAGATTGTATGTCAAACCTTTTGAAATTAGGTCATCTATGGCTCCAAGTTTTTGACGCTTGACCATCATAAGTGCTGTATCCAGCGTTTTCCATTCATCCCTACGAAGTGTAGCATTTGTCTGAATAGGGGTTGCTGTGTAACTCTTTATGTCATTAGGATCTCCACCTTTATAAACAGAGATATATGATTTGCCAGTCTTCATATCAACAAAGGGCTGCATAGCACCAATGTCAAGTCTGGAACCATTTGACAATATATTTGCAACGGGCCCTTGACCGGTTCCGTTCATTCCCATTAAATCTACCATTTTCTTTTCCTCCTTTTTTATATTATATAATTCTTACTTGAATCCTAGGATTATGATAGTCCCCTCCTGCACTTGATTCAGAACCTTCTGGAAGAGTAGCTAAATCTACTGCATTGATGGCAACACCCACAATAGGACGAACATTTTCAGTATCACCAGATTCACCAGCAACAACAGCAAATTCCATTAACCTACCCTCACCATCAGACATTAGAAAATCACCAATTGCAATGGTTTCCTCATCTCTTAATAGAGCGTTCACAATATCACCACGACCAGGTATCCATACCTGAATCTTGTCCCCAGTTGCAAAATCGTCATCGATTCCTTCACCTTCGAGTTCATTTTCAAAAGCAAACATCGGAAGGACATTACCCCCCATAGTAGCATGTACTCTGATAGTAGCTGCTCCCGGAGTGGGTTCGACCAACATACCAGGAGTAGTAGCTTCCGCTGCTTCATACTCGGCATTTACATCCGAGAAATTTATGATTTTAATGGTATTTTTAGCCATTATTTATCCTCCTCTTTTTTAAATTCATCTCTTCCAAGACACATTGCTTCGACTTCACCAGCATTATCCTGAAGAGTGTCGTTTCCAATATTGTTCTGTAAAGAATAATCTACTGTACTTTCTTTCTTAACGGACTTATGTATTTTTATTAATACGTCCTCAGTCATTTCCTTAAAAGAATCATCAGTCCATGTCC